TCAATTAATGAGGTTAATCAAGCAAAAGAACATTCAGATGAAATGAAGTATATTGATTTATTTGATTTGAACTTGGTTGATACCGATTAACCCTTGACAAATCCTATTTGAATGCTTATATTATACATGAGGATAAAATATGTATGGAATAATTAAGATCCCTTGTTATAATTGCGGCAAACCAAAGATGATTAAGACTGCTGCATATACCGCACAGGAATATACAGAAATCATTGTATTGGATTCTTGTTATCGTTGCGGATTTAAACCAAAATCAAATAGAATTGAATACGAGATCGATAGGGATAAAGATTGGTTAACTTTGACTGGGGACTATAGAGGTTTTGAGCTTCACGAACAAGGTCCAACAAGACGAGAGATAGCTATTTCAATTGGAGAAGAAAATGGCACGACGACTTAATTTAACATTGAATTTTGATATTTTACTTGGTATTCTTGGATTGCTAGTTACGGTGTGGAGTGTTTACGGATTTGTTCATGCTGTTATGGCAATAAGTGCTGCGATGGCTATTCGTAGCTCAAAGTAGCTTTGAAAGGTTGACAGAGCCGGTAATGTGCCGGGTTGCTAACCCGAATCCACCGAAAGGTGACATAGGTTCGAATCCTATACCTTCCGCTGCGACACGGTGACTGAAGCCGAAGTAGTCGAGGCACTAGTCTGTGAAATTAGGAAAAGTGGGTGCGAGTCCAATCAGTCACCCCTAATTATTTAAGGAGAATAGTTATGAAAGAATTGGTTTATTTGATTGCGTTATTGACGACAATTGTGGGATCGGGTTGTACCCATGGACATCACACGATAAGTTCAAGCACGCAACTGTCCAGCCATCATCGTAGTAATCGTTACACAATTGATTTAAGCGCGGGACATATCTTACATAGAGATCATTTACGGCGTTCTTTCCGACGCTATAATCATGGGCATCGATATCATCGGAGTTATCGTTCACATTCACGACGACATTATCGAGTGCATAGTTATCGTGGACGCAATCATTGGGGACATAAATATAACAAGAGAACCCAACGACGAGGGCGAAGGAATTAATTCAGGATTTTTTGAAAATGAGACGTAAGATTAAAAAGTTCATTGAAGACAATATCAATCCTGCGATTTCTGCGCATGGTGGTGTGATCGAACTCATTGATGTAATGAACAATACAGTATATGTTCGGATGGGGGGAGGTTGTCAAGGATGCGGTATGGCAAGTGTGACTCTGCGGTCCGGCGTAGAGAAAATGATTATCGAGGAATTCTCCAGTATCGAAAAGATTGTCGATCAGACAGAACACAGTTCAGGAAGCAATCCGTACTACAAACCAGGGAAATAAGGATAAGATCATTTAACTGGAGAAATTTTTTCGTATAAACAAACACTTGAAAAGGGAGAAAGAAATCGATGAATAATGATGAACTAATTGAGAAATGGAGCAATTCAGGATTTTTTGAAAATGATCTTTCTCACGAAAAGAAGTCAGTCTTATCTGAATGGCTTGAAGAGAAGATGTCGCCCCTTTTGAAGAAAAGAAAGAAACTAGACAGAAAGAGTTTTGAAGCGAGATTGAGAAACGTGATTCTCTCGTTTCGGGCTCTCAAAGATAAACTTAATTTGCCCTCGTAGCTCAGTCTGAATAGAGCACGGCGCTTCTAACGCCAAGGTCAGAGGTTTGAATCCTCTCGGGGGTGCCTAAAATAAATTCTTGCCTAAGTTATTTTTCTTTAATGAGAGTTGAATACTATTTATTGTATAATTGAGGCAAGTTAATGCACAACATGAAATTAATAATGGAAAACTGGAACAAGTTTAAAATCAGCTCCAGTTCAGATTTATTATTTGAAGGAAAAGACAACGAAATCAGCTTTGAACTTCTAGTAGAAAATTATAAAAATAATGATATTTCTGAAAATGACTTTTCTGCTCTCTGGGTTGAATCTATTGATTATGAAATGCAGCAATTAATTAACGAAGGCGTTCTTGATGTTTTGCAAAAAGTTGGTTTTGCCGTATACGAAAAGGGACGTAAACTTTCTCAGTCTGCAATAGAAACCTATCACAAGGCGCTACAATCATTTAACGAACTTGTAATTAAACAATTTCTTAGAATTACAGATTTGCTGAACGGCATTATTGCATCTGGCGCAAGAGTGGTTAATCCAGTTTTGAGCGTTCTAAAAAAGATTGTTGGTTGGACTAGAAAATTCTGTGGTTCGCATAAACTTCTTTGTAAAGCAGTGTTGGGAGTTGTGGTTGTATTTTTAACGACTTTGGCTATGGGATTTTTTGCATCCGAGGCAGAAGCTTCAATTAAAATTGGTTCCAAAACCTTTGAAGGACACGACAATTCAGCTTTAAATGCAATTAAGGGCTTGTGTCAAGTGGCTGGTGAAACCTCTGCAGATAGCGAAATCAAATCTGCCGCCGAAGAGTGTATTAGTTTGATTAACCATCATGCCGAATCGAAAGAAGTTTTAGATGTTACAAAGTCAATTGATGGCGCTGAAGATTTGATTTCTAAAGTTTGGAGTACAGTTGCTTCGGCAGTCGATGTTGCTAACCAGGAAAACGATGATATGTTAGTACAAATTATTGGTGATTTAGCTGAACACGGCAAAGAGCAGACTCTTAAAGTCACGACCAAGGTTACTGAGTGGCAAACTGAAAATCCGTTCGGATATTCTTCTGGCACGAGAACTGCAACCACTTCTACTGGTGATGTAACACCGATGGCAGGAAAGTTTAAATATGCCAGGGGTGCTGCTGAGTTGGCAAAGATTGCAACTGGTCGATAATCTTACTACTTCCTAATTAAATAACCAAAATAAACACTTGACATCGGCTTCAATCGTTGTTATATTATATGTATGAAGCCCCCTTGGCGTAATTGGCAGACGCGCGAGTCTCAAGAATTCGTTCCTTCGGGAGTCTCGGTTCGAATCCGAGAGGGGGTACTAAAATGAAAGTAGGCGACTTGGCTAGATTTGATCCTCCACTTATTTGATTCAAGTGATTGATAGCTAAGCCGGGATGGCGGAACTAGGTAGACGCCTCAGATTTAGGATCTGATGTTCGAAAGGGCGTGCGAGTTCGATTCTCGCTCCCGGTACTACATGGAGGAATGTCCGAGTCTGGTTTATGGTGCTTGTTTCGAAAACAAGTGAGCGAAAGTTCCGTGGGTTCAAATCCTACTTCCTCCGCTAGAGAATAAAAATGGTATTGAATGGAAAAAAATATGAATTGGGATATACTATTTAACTTTCTGAGATATGTCATCTGCGCTTTGTGCTTTATGTGTATTCAGACTTTTGTATCCTCGGAAAGTGTAACTGGCATCTTTCTGCTGTATCTTATCAGTCTCGTCAGTGCAGAATATATTGGTCGAGCAAAAGAAAGAAAAAGACTTGACAAACAGCAATAAAATCCTTATATTATAATCAAGACAACAGGAGAATAATGGACGTTAAATTCAGTATTGCAGATTACGAAAAGATGCGCAATCAGTGGGGAAAATTTGTTTATTCTTACGAAGATAAAGATGAAGTTGTTGGGATTTTGGGAGTTACATTTCAAGACAATAAGGTGATTGTTGGTTACAAACGTCCCGACGATTCGTGGGATGATAAGAATTCATTGACCAAGACACTCCCCCCCGCCTTTGCTCAATATGAGGCAAGGTTTGTTCAAGAGATTAACGATCTAATTCAAAAACTGATTAAGTGAGAACCAACAAAAGGAGAAATAATGGAATCTCAAAGTAAGAAGCTAAAGGTTGTGATGCCTGATAAGAAGGAAAAGGTTTCCTATCACCTTTGGGGTGTTCGGAATATGTACAAGGTTAACGACAAGAATATTGCTCAGTTTGTAACCAAGCCCACTTGGCAGTATATTAAGGATTGTCCTCCGTCACGAAGGGCGCTGGCTGGGATTGATACTCGACTTTATTCTCAGCTTGAGGTTCGTTCCTCGGAGAATGGAAAGCAGATTTTGACCTTTATTGAGGTTGATGAGTATCGTGTTTGATACTCTGTTGGGATTGTCTTTCGCTGCATCTATTGTTATGATTGCGATTTGCTTCATTATGGTCGTGGACAACAGGGTTGAGAAAAGGGAACTCGTGAAAACAAGAAGTGCGGAGTGTTCTGAGCGCGTTCATCCGCTTAAATATCAATTGAAATTCAACGATTGTCATAGTGCGTCAGAAGATGGAAGCTGGAAATATGAATTCACCTTCGAAGATTAAGATTGGGAGTTTGGTCGCTTTTAATCCTGAGGCGTTTAGAAATGGCTCACAAGATTTTGTAGCAGAACTGCCATTGGGTCTTACTGTATCGGAGACATATGATCTTGATACAGAAACAGATCCCCATCCTTGGGGCTACTACCAGACACAAACAAACAGTTCTCCTATCAATGAGAATTTGCATCGCATTAGGATCACCATCCCCAAAGTAAGTCAGTTTTGGACAACTATAGCGTGGACAGATGGGAAAAAGAGTTCTGAATTTATTGAATTTTTAAAGGTGATTTAAAGACAATGAATAACAAAACCTGCAGCGAATTCAACGTAATCGATGAATTTAAAGAGTTGACTATCGAAGAGATCAACAAGAGGCTTCGTAAAGCTGCATTTCCATATGCGGTTTTGATGCAGCATATCCAGGGAGACTTCAACATTGGAACGATGATTAGAAACGCCAATGCTTTTAATTCTGAGAAGGTTTTCTACCTCGGGAAGAAGAAGTATGATCGAAGAGGGACTGTCGGAACGCATCATTATTCCGACCTGAAGTACATCCGTGAATTGGATTCTCTCCGAGAGTTAAAAAATGAATACTGTTTCATTGGAATTGACAACATCGAAGGTTCACAATCTATTTATGATTTTCCTTGGGACAAATATGAGATTGCCACAAAACAGAATCAGCCAGGATACAGGAAGGCTCTGTTTCTTTTCGGCGAGGAAAACAATGGATTAATTCCAGAAGTTTTGGAAATGTGTCAAGTAGTGGTTCATATTCCTCAGTATGGATCTGTCAGATCGTTGAATGTTGGAACGGCAAGTGGGATCATTATGAACGAGTTTGTGAGGAAATGTGCCTCCATATAGGTATGGCAAAATAGTTGGCGAACTCTTTGAAGGTGTACGGGGAGATGAAATCTTTTTGATAATAGAAAAACTTGGAAAAACCAAAAGTCGTCGCTATAAGAAATTTAGAGCAGTGAATTGTAAAACAGGAAAAATACGAATTCTTTTCTTTGGTGACGATTCTCTGTGGATGAAGATTTCATAGCATGATTACTGTAGATTCAAATGATATTGTACACGTTTTAGCACATAAGGAAGGCAGATTCTTTGCCCAGGTTCTAGAAGTTATAGAGAGTCAATAATAACACTGGCTCGTAGCTCAATGGTAGAGCAATCTCCTTATAAGAGATAGGTTGGAAGGTTCGAACCCTCCCGAGCCAACCAAAATAACGATTCGTAGCTCAATGGTGGAGCAGTCTCCCGATAAGGGAAAGGTTAGCGGTTCAAGTCCACTCGGGTCAACTGGAGAAGGATGAGAGATTTATATTTGAAAGTTGGAGATTTGGTTTCCAACAAATGGGAAAGAAATAGTCGATATTATAGACTTTATTTTATTATTAAAAGATGCCCCAGTGTTGATGCTAAAGGTGTTCATTGGGATTGGGAGGTTGTAAATTTAATGACAGGAAGGAAAACAAAAATATCAGAAGCTCATTTCGTTAAAGAAAATTCCCTCTGGAATGTTTTATCAAGGACTTCAGAATGAAAGTAGGAGACTTGGTTAAATATAGTTTAACCGCTGAGCCTGATTTGTGTACAGGTAATATAGGTTTGGTTGGTTTAGTTTTTGACAAGCCCCGCGATAATCAAGAATTTTGGCGAATTTGGTGGAGCGATGAAAAACTTCTTCTTGAACGTCCTAGAGATATTGATGTGATTTCTGAGGTGAATAGATAATTAGATAATGGGCGTATAGCTCAATTAGGCAGAGCAGCACCCTCTTAAGGTGACGGTTCAAGGTTCGATTCCTTGTGCGCCTACCATTAAAATAGGAAAATACAATGAATTGGATTACTAAATGGAAAAACTACAAGCTTTTAAGTGAATCTGGCTTACCACGAATCATCAATATTTTACGGGGAGGAGTGCCCTCTGTTGGCTCTGTGGCGTTCGTTACGGCGCAGAACCCCCACGGCAACCCACTTTCGGACAAGGAAAATGCTCTTTTAAATAGGAAATTGGAAAAGCATCTTCGTGAGTTAAATTTTGGTTTCAATCGTATCAAGGGAAAGTTCGGAGAGTTTGAGAACTCTTTTATGATTCCTAATATTTCTCGGCAAGATGCCGTTCGACTAGGAACGACGTTTGAACAGCAGGCGATCATTTGGGGCGAGAAGAATGAAGACAAAATGACATTTGAATATATCGAAGGCGATACCACGATTCAAAAAAGGGATGTGGTCTTGTCAAGCACGGCTATTCAATCGAGAGAAGACTTCTATTCTCAAGAGAGACAATCAGGAAAGAGGAAGTTCCTTATTCCGTTCTTTGATGAAGACTACGAAATTGTTGGCGAGAGCCATATTCTCAGAAAGGATGTTCCAGATAAGCCAGAGTTTAAGATTGTTCTTGAGAATATTGAGTCAAGACTTTCTTTGCTTGATGAAAAGAACAAGACAGGAAAGTATTATTGGCAAAACAGGGGAGTTCTTGAAGCTCATGTTGATGAATTGAAGAAGTTGATGAAGTGATAGTAGAGCTTGGAGATTTGGTAAGAGTTAAGTTTTTTGAGGAACTAAACAATCAATGCGAAATTGACGAAATTGGTGTTGGGTTGATTTTGGATGCAAAACCATACCACCCCAAAAATATAAAGCGAAAGTAATGAAAATACAAGTAATGAGTGATACGCATTTTGAATTTCATCAAGATCATGGAAAAGGATTTATTCAAACTTTAAATCTCGCACAGGAAGTTGATGTTTTGGTTCATGCAGGAGATATGTGTACCGCAAATATGCTTGAGGATAAAATTAAAGCAATTTGTGATAAGTACCCAAACGTTGTATATGTAACAGGTAACCATGAATATTATCGTGCGAATCCAAAATATGTACATGGATTGCTTGAGAACTTAATGGTTAAAATTCCAAATTTTCATTGGCTCGACAAGAATATTGTTGAAATTAACGATCCAGATACCGATGAACCAATTAAGTTTGCTGGAGCGACGATGTGGTTTAAAGATACTCCAGATGCAAGATTGTTGACTAGGTATATTAATGATTTTGATTATATTCAAGATTTTGTACCATGGGTTTATGATGAGAATAAGAAGACAATAGATTTCTTTACGAAGATAGAAAAAGATGTTAATGTGATTGTAACTCACCATCTTCCTCATCCGAAATCGGTTATGGATAAATTTAAAACTGATCGAACTAATTGTTATTTTTTGTGCGATGTTCAACAATTGATGGGCAATGTAGATTTATGGATTCATGGACACACTCATGGTAATTTGGATTACGAGGAAGGTGGAACAAGAGTAGTTTGTAATCCGTTTGGATACGGACATGAAAACCCCGAGTTCGATAATTACAAGATTGTTGAAGTAGGTTTATTGGCGCCATAGTTTAATGGTTAGAACGCTGGACTTTCAATCCGGCGGCGAGAGTTCGACTCTCTCTGGCGCTACCAAAAATGCAACATTAACACAAGAAACGCTTCTGTTGGTCTAGTTATTAATGAAGTGTTGATTCATACTGCACAATTAATTACATTCATTGTTCTGTTCATTATGCCATCTTCTTGTGTTTCTGTATACACGCCAGGACCAATACCCATCGCTAGTTTAGAAAATCATAGGGATGAAATTAGTGTCGAATCTTTAAACAATGCTAAAAATTCTTTTTTGCAAGTAAAGAAAACAGCGTCATTTAATTTTTGCAAAGAGGAAACAAAAAAGCAAAAGAAAAAGAGAAAGAAGGCAGGAAAGAAAAAAGATTGCATAGAAATGGAAATAGTAGCGTTTGGTTCTAGTTTTGCAATTGCAAAAGCAAAAATAAATGATATGAATGGTTCTTTGATTTTAACGGCAGGACATATATGTGACAATGATCAGATCGCCATTCCTTTAAAGAAATACGGTAAGACACCTGAGAAAACCACTATCACATATAAATTCCGAGATATCAAAAATAGAAAATACTCTGGTATTGTAATCGATATTGATGTGGAACCGGATTTGTGTATTATGTTTGTTTCCGATTTTAGTGTTGCAAAGATTAATCCAATAAGACATGAATTAAATCCGGGGGACAGAGTATGGAACATTGCTGCCCCTACAGGACTTTTCGGTAAAGGTATGGTTCCTATATTCAGTGGTTATTTTGCTGGTTTGAACGATGATAAAAAAGCTACATATTCAATCCCCGCCGCCCCAGGAAGTTCTGGCTCGCCACTGATTAATAGTCATGGAGAATTGGTTGGTGTTCTTGTTGCTCTGCATAGAGAAATGCCACATATTTCATATTCACCATCCACGTTAGATTTGTATAAGTTTATAATTGATTCATGTGATCAGTGTGGTTTGCGATATTATATCGTAGAAGACAATTTACAAAAATTAGAAACACCATAATGAAAAAAACATACATTCTTGATACCAGTGTATACCTAACAAATGCGGAAGCCGTATTTGCTTACGGTAATAACGACATTGTAATTCCTCTTGTTGTGCTTGAAGAATTAGATGGACAGAAAAAGCGCCAAGATATGGTTGGTGCCAATGCGAGAAGAATTATTAGAACGCTTGACAATCTCAGAGAAAAGGGGAGCTTAGTTGATAGTGTTAGAATCGGTAAGAGGAAAGGTTTAATTTCAGTTCAAGATTATGATAAAAACATTTTACCTTTAAGTTATGATTCTGAAATGGCAGATAATAAAATCATTGCCACAGCTTTAACGGAGAAAAAGAACAACCCTAAAAGAAAAGTGATTCTTGTTTCTAGAGATATTAATATGCGCGTGAAATGCGATGCGGTTAGTTTACAAACAGAATCATATTCAGATGAACATATCGTTAAAGACAAAAGTTATCTATATAGTGGATTTGCAACTCATCTAGTTGATGATGCAGTAATCGATCAATTTTATGATGGCGAAAAGTTGTATTTAGACAGCGAAGACATTAAACTTTGTCCAAACCAATTTGTAATGTTGGTTTCTAATTCCAATGAGAAAAAGACTGCCCTTGCTAAATTTAAAAACCACAACACACCAATCTCTAAATTAGTTAATGATGGCAAGAAAGAAATCTGGGGCATTAAAGCACGCAACAAAGAACAATCCTTTGCCATCGACTTGTTAACAGACCCCCACATTAAAATCTTAACTCTCGTTGGAAAAGCCGGCTCTGGAAAGACTCTCTGTGCAATTGCAGCGGCACTTGAACAAGTTTTGGAGCAGAATGAAAATAAAAATCATTCTGGGGATTATTATCGTAGAGTGATTGTATCTAGACCAATCCAGCCGCTAGGCAAGGACATTGGATATCTCCCAGGAACGATGGAAGAGAAAATGGCTCCCTGGCTAGGACCAATTGACGACAATCTGAAATTTCTAATGAAAAACGATAAGACTATGTTATCACATTATGTAGACAAAGGTTTAATAGAAATTGAAGCTTTAACATATATTCGTGGGAGATCAATATCTAATGCTTTTATTATAATAGATGAAGCTCAGAACTTAACAAATCATGAACTAAAGACTATAATAACTAGAGTTGGGGAAGGAACGAAAATTGTCCTCACTGGAGATATTGAACAAATAGATAATATCTATGTAGATGAGACTTCTAATGGACTCACTCATGCAGTTGAGAAGTTTAAAAATTATGATATTGCAGGACACGTTACCTTGACGAAGGGCGAAAGATCTGCTGTTGCCACTCTGGCATCTAAAATTTTATAAGGAATAAATATAAATATGAACGAACAATATGACTTTAATGAGGATGAAATTCTTAAGAAAGTAGTAGAAAAAGATACTATGTTTAAAGAATTAGTAGTAGACTATGTAGGCTCCCAACAAAATCCCGAAAACGGTGAAGTGACTGTGGAAATGATTGTGGTTACAATGCTTAATGAATTTCCAGAATTTCTCTTGGCAATTGCAGAAGAGAATTTTGTTAGAGGATATCAGCAAGCTTTAGCTGACGTTGAAACTAGTGAAAAGCGTCTAAAAGAGCTTGACAGTTTCCAGCTTGAAATCACCGATCCTTCTCAGAAGGATAGTTCTTTTGATGAGTAATTTAGAATCTTATATTCAAAATTCTTCAAAAATTGATTTAAATGAGAATGTTATATTCTCTGATATCTCAGTTTATATTAAAGATCCACTTCCAGACAATGTGAATATCAATAATGTTTTACGAACTGTCGAGCAGTTTATTCCTCCGTATCTAACATATGGAATTGATTTTGTATATATTGGTCAGTTTGATGATTTAATCGAGAGAGAAGTAAATTCTCTTTATAAAGATGGAACCATTTATACAACGAACGATCAAGCCGACGAAGAAGATATGATAGATGATTTTGTGCATGAAATTGCACATTCAGTGGAAGAGCAGTTTGGTCAAGATTTATATACTGATGGTAAACTTGAAGTTGAATTTCTAAAAAAGAGAACACAAACCTTTGCTATTTTAAAAGCCTATGAATTTGTTGATAACTCAGCACTAAATACGTTCATGAATGTTGAATTTAATCAGGATTTTGATAATCTTCTTTATAAGAGAGTGGGATATCAACAATTGGAAGTTTTAACTCCGGGGTTATTTATTTCACCCTATGCAATAACATCCCTCAGAGAATATTTTGCCAATGGATTTGAAAATTACTATTTAAATAAGAACTTGTCTGATAACGATTTTTACAAAATTAGTCCAGAGTTATTTAGAAAAGTGAGTTCATTAAACAATTTAGAGGATAAAATATGAATCCGGTGATTACACTCAATAGAGATAAAACTCAAGCTACAGTTTCTTTGTCTTTAGAACAAATTAAACTAAACAGAGAGCGCAGAATGTATTATTATATGCATAATGCTGAAAAATGGCTCAAAGAAGCAGGATACAAACCACTAGAATGTCTCAAAGCGGTTGTGGTAGATAATGTTTCTAACATGGAAGGTGAGTGGGTTTGGTCCTTGGAAACTCCAAAGAAAAAGAAAGAAAAACCTAATAAAGACAAAAGAGAAGATCTACCATCCCGTCGCCCCCGCCGAAACAGAAACACGGAGTAATTAATGCCCCACATTTCCCATTGGGAATTGAACAATTGGAATACGTGTCCTTTTTATCACAAATTAATGCATATTGATAAGATTGATAAATTTACTGATAACGAGTATTTTGCCTTTGGAAGAGCCGTTCACAATACATGTGAAAAACTTTTTCAAGATAAGAAATTTTCATCTTTGAGCGGTGGACGAGGAATTGGATGGCTAATTTCATCAAAAACTCCTGAGTATTTTGATTCTGAATTTTTAAAAGAACTCAAAAATGCGTCTAAAACTAAGAAGTTAGGTGCTGATTTGGTCATAACACTGAGAGAACAGGGCAAAAAAGTTGTTCCATTGATAATGAATGCAACTTATAAACAGTTTGGTACGACGTTTGAAATTGTTTCTACGGAAGAGAAAATCTTTGAACCGATTAATGATATTGATTTTCCTTATGATTTTAAGGGTCGTTTAGATTTGGTTTTGAAGACTGGTGATGGTAAATATCATGTGATAGATTGGAAGACTTGTAGTTGGGGTTGGGACGTTAGAAAAAAAGCTGACAGGATGACAACTTATCAACTTACTTACTACAAACGTTTTTTTGCTCAGAAGCACAATGTCGATCCAAAAGATATTGAAACTTATTTTGCCTTAATCAAAAGAACCGCCAAGCAAGACAATGTAGAATTCGTAAGAGTTTCTAGTGGAGAAAAGAAAACTCAAAATGCATCTGAGTTTTTGAATAATGCTTTACAAAACATTACTAACAAGAATTTTATTAAAAATAGATTATCTTGTACAAGGTGTGATTTTGCAAAAACAAAATGGTGTCCATAAATAAGAAATAAATTTGCTAAAAGGAACAAAAATTGAAAAAAATTAAGGTGTTAACGATATCGGATCACCCGCTATCTCCTTCGGGCGTTGGAATCTGCGCACGAAGCATGATTGAAGCTCTGATTAAAACTGGAAATTTTCAGTTTGTTTGTCTTGGAGGAGCGATTAAACACGAAGAATATAAGCCTGGAAAAGTAGAAGGCTATGGAGATGATTGGATGATCATCCCAGTTGATGGATATGGAAATCCTGAAATTGTTCGTTCGATTATTCGTACTGAACGTCCAGATATATTGTGGTTCATGACAGATCCTCGATTTTGGGGGTGGCTATGGCAGATGGAAGATGAAATTCGTCCATTAATGCCAATGGTTTATTATCATGTGTGGGATAACTATCCGTATCCTAAATATAATTATCCTTTTTATAAATCGAATGATTTGATTGCAACTATCTCCAAGGTTACTGATGATATCGTAGCTAACGTAGCTCCTGATGTTGAAAAAGTTTATTTGCCACATGCAGTTGACACTGATATTTTTAAAAAGTGTCTTCCGAATGAGCTTTCTAATTTTATTGGCGAATCATTTGCAAAATTGAAGAATTATAATCCTGATAGAAAGATTTTCTTTTGGAATAATAGAAATGCTCGCCGAAAACAAAGTGGTACATTGATTTTTTGGTTTAAGGAATTTTTGGATATTGTTGGTCATGAAAATGCAGGACTTTTAATGCACACCGATCCTAAAGATTTAAACGGTCAAGATCTACGTGCGATCATTAAAGACCTCGATATTGAAGATGGACAAATTTTATTATCTGAACAAAAAGTACCATCGGAGCATTTAGCTTTAATTTATAATTCTGCACATGCAACAATCAATATTTCAGATGCCGAAGGCTTTGGTTTGTCTACTTTGGAATCGTTAGCGTGTGAGACACCAATCATTGTTAATATGACTGGTGGACTGCAAGAGCAGGTAACAGATGGCGAAAATTGGTTTGGTGTTGGTATTGAGCCAGCTTCGAAGGCAATTATTGGTGGACAAGACATTCCTTATATTCACGAAGATAGATTGAACAAAGAGGAGTTTATTGATGCTTGCTTGAAAGTTTATAATTTGTCTGAAGATGAACATGCAAAGTTAGGGAGAGAAGGTAGAGAGCATGTTTTGAAGAATTATAATTTTGATGATTATTGTAATAATTGGATTAAGGTTATGACTGATGTTCACGAAAAACATGGTTCTTGGGAAAATAGAAAGAACTATGATAAATGGACAATGGAAACGT